CACAATATTGCTGAAAACTTTACAGTTTTCCCAAGAGCAACTTGCGTAAGTACAACAGATGCATCTCTTTCTGGAACAACAGGAGGAGAGTATGCAGAAATTCCAGTTAATTCAATAATTCATTTTATAGGTAGTGGCTTTGGTACAGGTACGTCTGGACTAGGTTTAACATTACTATATCAATAAAATGGGATTAAGTTCAATTGGGAGTATATCTCAACACATAACTGAAAGTTTAAGTGTACCAACAGGTATCTCTGGAAACATGATTGAGATAGTAGACATGGCCAGACAGCATGTAGCCAATTATACTGGAGTAGATATTGGTTCTAATTCTATAAATGTAATATATCAACCAGCAATTGTTAATATTGCAAAAGCAGATACAATTGATTTTATGAATGCACAAGAAGATTTAGGTAATTTAAGTATAGATGATTTAAGTGTTGGTGGTGGACAAAGTAAAGATTCTGCTCAAGCATATAGACAAATGGCAGAAAATTATCTTCAATCATTAGGTAGAACATTTACATATAAAAAGACATTATTATAATCATGTCAACATCAAGTAGGCTTCAAGTAGGATTCCAAAAGTTATTAGACAAAGCAGGAAAACAAATTTGTATTCGTAAATTTAATGTAACCATTGGTTCTGTGTGGGATGATGATGTAACTTTAACAAGTGGGACTAATTTTGAAACATGGACAAGTGGAATAGTTTTACCAATTAAAGGAAAGTTTGGTTCAAGCGAATCAATTTTAATGGAACAAGGTAAATTAATTGATGGTGATGTTAAATTATTTGTTTCTGGCAATATTAATTTTACTGGTATAGGAAGTTATATTATCAAAGTAGGAATTGGAAGTCCAGGTATTGAATATCAACCAGTTCCTTTAGGAGTAATTAAACAAGAAGTTGCAGGAGTAGATATTTATAAAAAGGCTTATTTTAGAAGAATCCTAGGTACAGGTTCATATCTTGGTGAAGTGTAAGGTTTAAGAGAAAAATGAAACCATTAGAAAAAATAGCAGAAGAACAAATAATTTGTAGACTTTTATTTATTAAAAGAACTACACAACAAAACAAAGAATGTTATAAATTAATAATGGAATATCAAACAAAATATAAACATCCATTTCCAATTAGTGTAATTGATAAATATCAAAAATAAATAAAATGAGTATAAAAATAAGTGTGTTTGGTGTAAAAGAAACAAGTGCTTTTTTAACTAGAAAGAAGATTAAAACAAATCTTAATATAAAGAATGCTATGACAAAAGCAGGATTGTTTCTAGATGGTGAAGTAAAACAAAGCATAGCAGGTAGAAGAGCAGAACCAGCAAGTGTGGATACTGGTAATTTTTTAAGAAGTGTTACTTCTAAAGCTTCTGATGATAATGCCATTGTTTATTCTGATGTTCCTTATGCACAATACTTAGAGTATGGAACTAGTAGAGTTAATGCAAGAAGACACTTTAATAATTCTAAAGATAGAAATAAGAACAAAGTAAAGGAAATTATTAATTCTGAAGTAAAAAAAATGTAGTATATCCAAGTTTAATCACATTATTTAAACAAAAGTAAATACATTATATTATAACCCAGAGTTCGGCTAATAGCTCTGGGGTTTTATTCAAGCGAGAATAAATGGAGACAAAGCGATGTCAATAAGTTCGGCAACATTTGAAAGAGATATTTTATATTTTATAAAAGCAGATTTAACTAGTAACATAACTGATCCAATTACTTCTTCTAGAGGAGCCAAATCTAAATTTATAATGACTTCTTATCCTTCTAGGCCAGTTGAATATCCAATTATTACAATAAAAACAACCAATCATGAAGCATTTAGATCAGGAATGCAAACAACTACAATGGACATGAGAATTACTGTAGAAGTAAGAATATGGGCAAGAAATACAAAAGAAAGAGATACATTATTTACTAGTGTGTTTAATAGATTAAGATCAATTCAATTTACTACAACTACTGGGAGTATAGCAAATTCATTACATGATTTTAGTGTTCCTAGTGTTATAGAAGTAAATGAAGAAGGTGAACAAGCAATTAAATCAAAAGTTATGGAAGTTTCATACAAATTTTATAATTTTACATAATTAAAAAGGAGGATAAAAATGGCAAGATACACAGCAGATCAGAACAAAGTTTTAGGTATTCATGAGAGTGGAACATATGCAACTCCAATGGCTGGAAGTTCTTTTTGGATAGGACAAGTCATATCAAATTCAATAGATGATAATGAAAATAAGATTCCTACAAGATATTTAGGAACAAGCACAAGAAGTATTGATACAATGGATGAAGGAGTTAGAGATGTTACTGGAACAGTTACATATAGAAATCAGAATTTTATGATGGCAGCTTACGCAATTGGTTCTATTGCTGAAACAACAAGTGGAACAAATATTATGTTATATACTACCTCGGAGGTAGGAACAAATGTTGCTCAAAGTGCTTTTACTAGTGGTTCTTTTAATCCACCTCTTAGTTTTACAATAGAGGATTCAAAACAAGCACCAGGCACAAATAGAAATTTTATGAGAACAATTAATGGATGTGTTCCAAACACTGTTTCAATTACAGCAAGTTCAAGCGAAGTTGTTTCAACAGATTTAGATTATCTTGGGCAAACACTTACTTTTTCAAGTGGAACAACAACAGCAGTAACAGAAATAACAAATTCACCATATGCATTCGGAGATACAAGTTTAACTATGGCAGGAAGTTCTATCACAGCAAAAGAGATAACTTTAGAAATTAACCAAAATATTGAAGGACCACACTATTTGAATGGTTCAAGAGATATAGCAACACCTTTTGCAGGAAATAGAGATTATAGCTTATCAGTTACAATGGATTTGGATTCAGCTATGGCAGCAGTTCTTTATAATACTTATTATAAATCTACAAGTAGTTTTAATAGTGTTTTAGATTTTAATAAGGATGTAACAGCAACAGGAAGTCAACATGCAATATTCACATTAAGTGGATGTCACATTTCAAGTATGGATAATCCATCAGAGAATGAAGGAGTAACAGAAACATCAATGGATGTAATTGTAGAGAAAGTTGGTTTAGTTGAATACACTAGAGATATACTTCATCCTTACTAGGAGGTAAAAATGAAAAAAGGTAAAGAATATAACTTGATCCAAATGTTAGTATCTTGGATTTTATTAGTAGCACTAGGATTATTTGGAATATGGATAATCAAGTTACTAATTAAAGCAATATTATAATGGAAGTAGAAATAAAAGGACAGAAGAAAGAACTTAGAGAAATCAAGTATCTTGAGGCTGTGGAAGTTGAAGAAATAAGACAAAAAGATGGTTTGAGAGCTGCAACAAAGAGTTATTTAATATCATCAGGATTAACTGATGAAGAAGTTGAAGACTTAAGTATTGCAGATGGACTAAAAGTACAAACTATTCTTAATGAAATTTCTTCAAGTTTTCAGAACCCGATCGAGAAGCAAGAATCAAATCAGAGTTAAGTCTCTGTAAGTTTTTTGGTTGGGCACTTGAAGATGTGAGAAATCTTAAAGTTTCTGAATTCAAGGCCTGTGGAGAGATGATTATGAAAGAAAACAGGGAAAGAAGGAAAGAAAATAGGAAAAGAAAGAGTGGTAAGTCTAAGTAATATTGGAGGATTAGCCGCTGGTGGAGCGGTTGTAAGCATTGTCATTCATGGAATTGACAATTTTAGTAGCACATTCAATAAAGCTAATACTGGAATGAAATTACTTGGTACAACAGCCAAGATTGGAGCATTAGCATTTTTAGGAGCAGGTATTGCTATTGCTGGATTAGGTGTTGCAGCAGTAAAGACAGCAAGTAGTTTTGAATCTGCTTTTGCTGGAGTTAGAAAAACAGTTGATTTATCTGAAGAAGGATTCGCAGCATTAGAACAAAAATTTAAAGATATATCAAAGGTCACACCAATTACTTTTCAAGAACTATCTCGTATTGGTGAATTAGCAGGTCAGTTGGGTGTATCTGGAGTAGATAATCTTTCTAAATTTACTAAAACTATTGCGGATATTTCAGTTACTACAAACTTAACAGCGGAACAAGCAGCGACAGACTTTGCTAGGATTTCTAATGTAATGCAAGAACCACTAGAAAATGTTGACAGAATGGGTGCAACTATTGTTGATTTAGGAAATAACTTTGCAACAACTGAAGCTGAAATTTCTGCATTTGCACAAAGAATTGCAGGAGCTGGATCTGTCGTTGGATTGAGTACAAATCAAATATTATCTATCGGTGCAGCACTTAGTTCTATTGGTATTGAGGCAGAGGCTGGTGGTACTGCTGTACAAACTGCATTATTGCAAATTAATAAATCAATTGTTATGGGAGATGACAAAATGCAAATATTTGCAGAAACAGCAGGAATGTCTTCTGAACAATTTAAACAAGCATGGGAAACAGATGCGGCAGGTGCATTTAATTCCTTTATTCAAGGTCTAAGCACACAAGGTGATCAAGCAGCAATTACTCTAGACAATGTAGGATTAGGAGGAATAAGAACAAGTAGAGCATTCTTAGGATTAGCTAATTCAGGAGATCTTTTAACAAAAGCATTAGACACAGGATCAAAAGCATGGGAAGAGAATTCTGCTCTAGAAGAAGAAGCCTCAAAAAGATATAAAACTTTTGCATCACAAATTCAAATACTTAAAAACACATTTACAAGTTTAATTGAACCATTAGGCCAACAATTAATTCCAGTTATTTTAGATATAGCAAAGATATTTAGTGAAGATATTCTTCCAGCAATTGAACCACTTATACCTGTTATTGGAGATTTCTTAGTTGGAGCATTGCAAAGATTAGCTCCATATATTCCACAAATAGTAGATAATTTAATGAGATTTGTTGAATTTTCAATGAGATTATTTGAAGTACTGATGCCATTAATGGATCCATTAATGGAGTTAGGATTTGTAATATTTGATCAAATAATGAATATACTATCTGAATTATTACCATCATTAGAAATGTTAGTTCCAGTATTTGTTGATTTAATTAAACAAATAACTCCAATTATTCCTCCACTAGCAACACTATTAGCTATGTTTATTAAAATAGGTGTAGAGATTTTAAAAGGAATAATTCCAGCAATAAATTTTTTAATGCCAATATTTGAAGCATTAATCTTTTTCTTTAATCAAGGAATAGATGCAATAACTACTTTGGTTGGTTGGATTGTAAAATTAGTAGAATGGCTTAATAAAATTAATTTAGGCCTTTTGGAAAAAGCTGGAAGTATAATTGGTGGTGTAGGAAAGTTTGCTGGAAAGATAATTGGAGTAAATGATGCTATTATTAGACCAAATGGTGACATTATAAAAACACATCCAAATGATACACTCATTGCAACTAAAAATCCAGAAGGTTTTGGAACAGGAATAACTTTTATAGTTGAAGGAGATTTAATAGGATTAGATGCAGATGATATTAGTCGTAGACTAGTAAGTGAATTAAATAATAAAATGAGTTTATAATGGAAGAAAATATTAATTTAACAGGAAGATTTAAGGTTGTAAGACATACCCCAGATGGATTTGTTGAAGAGAGATTTACAGAGAATACAGTAGTTAATGATGGAAAAACAACAGTAGCAAGTTTAATTTTATCAGATGTAGCTGCAGGTTCAAGATTTGATTATTTAGCTATTGGATTAGGTTCAACTGCTGCTGCAGTAACACAAACTGCTTTAGTTAGTGAAGTATATAGTAGAATTGCAGGAACAGGAACTTTAGCTGGTTCAGTTGCTACATTGTCTGGAGCTTTTGGAATAAGTGGAACTGTAAGCATATCCGAGTATGGAGTTTTTAACAAATCAACAACTGGAAGTATGTTATGCAGAGCTAGTGGAACAGCTTTATCTTGTACTAGTGGAGATACAGTAGGCGTAGAATATAGTATTAGAACTTAATTTTTAATTAAATTAGGGAGGTAAAAATGGTATGTATACATAACTTCCACTTAGTAGGAATTGATGGAATTACAGAGAATTATATTGATAAAAGTATTTGTAAACAAAGAATTAGAAGTATAAGAAAAGCTACTTTTGTTTGTGATCTTTGTGGATTTCTTAAAGAAGTTGAAATTAAGGAGGAAGAATGACTTGGTATGGTACAATTGTAGGTAGTTTTGCAAGTCCTTCAACTTCTCCAGCTGGTGTCACTTGGACTGGAAGTCAATTAATAAGTAGTGATAATTCTCCTGATCACATTTACATTCATACAGGACTTTCAGACACATTAGTTGGAAGTTTTGCAAGTCCTT